ATAGCCAATCCATAAACCAATAATTCCTGCGACTCCCGCAAAAACTGGTGGTGCTGGTACTGGCAATTTGAATGCTGCGAACACAACACCGCATCCAAAACCTGTGATAATTGATAACAGAACATCTTTCATGTTACTTTTTCCCTTGATTCATTTCTGGTAAAAGTGCTAAAAGTTTGTCAGAATAGTTGTCCAAACCCTTTACCTTTAACTCATCTGAAACCTCTTTAATGGTTTGTTGTGACTTTTCAATATATTCAAATGCCCAGTCTCTAGAGTCGGATAGAAATTTTATAAAGTTTTCTTTATGTAGTGTATCGTCAGACATATTGACACCACTGTTGGCTTGAGAGTTTAATTCTTCAAGTGCCCTGTTTTTTATAAAAAGTTCAGCCAATAATAGGTTAGACTTTTTTAGTTTATCAAGGGTAGCCCAATAGGATAGTCCGAAGGAAAAAGACAGGGTAGCAAAAAATATAAGAAACATCATCTCCATACTATCTATTGTACTCCATTCCTAATAGCGTGAGTTGTCCAATAATATAAACATTTATCGCAACAAGGCTTATTATCTTTACTCTGGGTGTCTTTATAAAACTCTGCATAATAAATATGATCTTTACGATAAAGATTGGCTCTATGGGTAATATTTACACGATTTACATGAGATGCTTTACTCCAGACTGGCTTATTAGTACCCCACAGATGCCCAGAAACGGCCTCTAGAGCCTCTATGTTGGCCTCATTCTTGTCTGTCTTAATACCTCTAAGGCTAGCCTCTTTAATCATGGCTTTTGTGTATACTCTTAATGATTTTTCAGCGTTCTTCCACATAAGTACCGCTGGATGGTTGCGCCATGCACCTGAAGCGGATTGACCAGATAAAACTTTAAGTATTTGGTAGGACTCTAATATCTGTTTATTTAAACGTTTATTGTCAAGAGTCTCAGCACATTGATCAAAATTTTTGTATGGTAAAAAAGTTTGCATTAATCATCTTCTTCAATGTCAAATAAATCTAAATCTGATAACTGACTAAGCCTTGAAGCAAAAAATAAACTAACTGCAACAAGAGCAGATATAATTGATAATACTAATATAATTATTTTCTTTTTCATTTTGTTATTGTTGCTCCACATCTTAAACATGCTGCATAACTTTTACCAGTAAATGGACAAGAGCCAGCGTCAACAAGATTGTGTGATTTTATTTTACAAATAAAAAATAATGCAATTTGTTTTATCATTTTATTGCCTCTCTGGTTACTAAAACTATGGCTCCACACTCTTCTAAAGCCTTTTTTAATTTTACAACATATTGGAGTGCTGATATTTTATCATCATGCACCATGTGCAAAAACTTTTTTTCATCTAATTTTACCGTAAGAAAGTGCTCATTGTCAATAATCTCTACACCAAATCCTTTGGGGGGTGTAATTGAATGTACAGCCATACGCATAGAATTTGTATACATTATTTTCTTCCCCATTGAATATAGTTCCACCCACGCTCATGTGCGTAGTATATAAATATTTTAACTACCGTTTCCCAAAACGCAATCGTTACAGAAAGAACAGCGTTCTTTGTTATAACATAGGCAACAGCAACAGAAGAAAGAGTTCCCCAAATTCTGTAACTTAATGCTTTAGCAAATGATCTAGCCCTTGTTACCCTCATCTTTGTCTCCAAACATAAGTCTTTCCTCTGCTTTGTTAATTCCTTCACCCGCATTAATAAATTGTTTAAATACCCAATTGCTTGCGTTTTTCAGTAGCCGAAATAGCATGAATATCTGCCCCCAAGTCTACTTGCTCAATCTTATATCCTACATCTCTGCCGTATACGATGTTGGTAATGTTTGGCATCTTTATTACCATTGCTTTATCCATATACGAATCTTTTGATATATATTCTTTTACTTCATTAAAAGTAAGAGGATCTTTTTCTGTTGTTCCATGTGTATTTCTAACACCAACCATTACCTGTTCTGTACGGTTTTGTGCTTCTGTATAAAGAGCATGATGTCCTTCGTGCCATGGTTGATAACGACCAAGCATTAATGTAGTTGGCTTACTCCAGTCATGTAATCCAAAGCCTTCTATAATAATATTAAGTCTTTCTTCCATTGGAATTGTTTTATCAAAACACATATGAAAAATTTCTGGATATTGAAAAATTTTTTCCGTATCTTCATATTTACCTTTTTCAAATGTATTCATCCAAATCAATCTATCTGGTTCTCCAAAGGCATCTCTTGTTTCTTTTGTTGGATTAACAAAATCTACAACAACGTGATGTCCTTGATTTGAAAGAATTCTTGAAATTGCACCAAGACGACGGGATTGTTCAATTCTATCTTCTATTGTAAATCCTAAATCTTTACTTAAATCAGATCTTACTTCATCAGCATTAAGGTGAATTGCGTTAATTCTTTTTACTAGTTCCTTGGCTAATGTTGTTTTACCAGATCCTGGTAGACCTATAATTTGTATAATCATTTTGCTATTCCTCCATTGTCAGTGATTGCCATGTTTTAGACCAATCGTCTTTTGTTTTATGTTTATTAAACTCTCTTGAAATTTCTCCACCCTCTAAGTATATACCACCCCAGACGCCCCATTCTTTTCCAGATACCCCATTAGCAAAACAGACCTTTTTAACTGGGCACTGCTTGCAAAGTGCATCAACGCCATGCCTAGAATCTTCCAGATCTTCATATTTATCAAAATATAAGTTTGTATCAAGACCTAAACATATAGCCTCATCTTTCCATAAATGCTGTTTCAAGGTTAATCCTTATACTTATTTGGTATATCCCAACCATTACGACCAGGCTTATAAACTCTATGTAAGTACCACTTGTTTTTTACTCTAATGCCCATAGGAGAGGTTTTTGCTGTATCGGATTCTTTTAAATCAATTACATCCCACGCATGCCAAATAAGGTTTTTATTTTTACTTACAATTTTTTCCATTGTATTTAAACTTCTAATAATCATTTTTTCTCCTAATATCTAAAAAGACCAACGTCAATGTTGCTTGCTTCTGCATTTAAAACCAATTTTGATTTTGGTTCTTTTGGATTACTTAAAAAAGCAAAATAATTAATTTGATTTATATTCTCACTTAACCATGCAGGTGCGACATTATAAAATTTAATTTTTTTGCCTCTTGCCTTCATTCCACGTTCTGATAAATTAGAGAACTCTGAAACAAAATTATTTATTTTTGATGGGCCAGCGGAGTAAATAATAAACTCATTATCTTCATCTTTCATTCCTGACAAGGCAACACTCATGGCACGTAGAAATATGTTGTATTGATTAAACTCTTTTGTTCCCTGTACTGCCACTATCATCTGGTCCCACTCCTTGTTTTAAGTCATCAAGTATTGATAACATCTTATCTAATTCTTTTGTTGACATATTTTCAATATCTAATGGTTTTGCTGTATTTTCATCTACCCTGCCATTAATAGCATTAGCAGTATAAAAAACATTATCTAGTATCCAATATGCTTTATCTTCTTCTATTACCACCTTTAACATATTTTTTTGAACATGTTTTTGAGATTGAGTAATAAACTTAGGCTTATCAAACCTTTGTTTTGGAATAAAATCTTTAATCATTTCATAAATATCACTTTGCCGATATTTAATTTTTTTTAAAAATAATATTCTTTTTTTATTTGATATCTTAATTATAGACCAGTAAGCAAACAATGTCAAGCCTATAACTAATAAATATTCCATTTTATTTAGTTTTTTTAACTGATTCTTTGCTCAAACCTAAAACCATAGAGTTAAGTTTATTAACTTCAAGTTGTAGTTTTAATGACTCTAGTTCTACGTCAGATAGTTTTTGCTTATAAAATGATATTAATTTAATTAATTCATTTTTGTCTAGATTATCCATACATTCCCCCTTACTTTCTTAGATCAAATGCAGTTCCCTGCCAAACCTTTTCTACTTTCTTTTTTTCTCTTTCTACAATTGCACGGCTCCATGAAAACCCTGCATCTCCGCCCCAAGCATCCCACATAATTCTTCCGTTAGATGGAAAATCTGGACCATCATAAAATCCTTTACCTTTTTTATCTACTTCATGACGTGAAAAAAAAGAAAACATTCTTTTAACAGTACTAAGAGACATTACTGATCCATTTACAATATCAGTTGCACGACCCCAGCCTACTGGAGTTCCTGCTCCCTTAGCCTTGCCATCTGCTTTCCACTTTAAAGCACGACGTGCAGCAGCCTTCATACCAGAAGTAGGTGTATATGTATCAGCCATTTTCGTTTACCCTGCTTTTTTCATAAGATCTACCCCAAAAAAATGAACCAATCATTAACAAACCTATTGCTAATGAATGCAAAAAATAAAATGTATTCATTTTGATTTTTTCTTTTCTTGTTTAGCAACACGCTTTTCTTTAAGAGTCATTTTTGGCTCTTTCTTTTTATTAGCGTTACCTTTTTGTTCTTTATTTGCCATTAGTTACCCCCATTTTTGTTTTTGGATATGGACCAAGATCTGCTTTAACAGTCCCGTCTTTTCTTAAACGAACAACCCTTCCATTTTTTATTTGTGTAGGATTAAATGCTGTTGATTTTTTCTTTGGCATTATTTTTCCAATGTCAAAGGATCAAATGCTCCACCCCAAATACTTTTGGTTGTAGATTGTGATTCTGACTTGTATGTGCCACCACGACGCTTATATTCTTGTACTACCCAAGAATTTGCTACTGCAGATGGATAAACATCAAACTTGTCTTTTGCTGCTTGTACAACTGCTGCATAAAGTTTTGGATTAGACGGCTCACTTCCACCACTTCTTGGTTTAATAAAATCTTCATATTTTGGTTTTGCTTTCCCCATGTTGTTATCCATTTCATTTAATTTGCCAACGGGAACGCAATTAGGAACCATGCGCCCACCCTTTTCTTTCATGCCACGTTGCTCATATCCGACCCAACACTTTTTTTCCATGTTGTCCCACTTATCTTCATCTTCATTATCTGAGTTATAAGATTTTCCTATTTGAACAGCATACATATTTTCCATATCAGATTGCGACAACACTGCTGGAATTCCGCTGCCAGTTGATCCCACTTCCATTACCATATCAACAGATACAGATAATGATTCAATTTTTACAACTTCTGACATGCGATGATAGAAAACATATGGTTGTTCTTCCCATGCGCCATCTTCTGCCTTATAAGCACGGATAATAACTGGTTTGTCATTTTCAGCATATTCCATTGAATATTCAGAACCAGGAAGACCAAGTAAGCCAGGATTGGTCATAACATACTCAACACGACCAGCCATGATTTCGTTATCCTCATGGACAAACATTACAAAATCGCCTTCTACAACATTACTCATGCTTTTATTATATCAGAGTTATTTCTTACGGGTTAGGCGTTTAAGTTCTTCTATAGCCCAAACGTCCTGCTTGCGTAGTTTTGACATTTCTGCAGGATCAAAAGATTTATCTGTAAGAGTTACGACTGGCTCTTTTGCCAAGAAATCTATGTCTACATATGCCCTTTCCCATAAAGAAAGTATTTCAGCATTGACTCTATTAAGATGATCGTTATAAAGTTCTGGCATTAATTCTTTAATTTTAGGGGTAAATGAGTATAGTAATGATCCATCCTCAGAATCAATACCCGCAACTTCTAACCCACCTTCAAGAATTAACTTTTCAATCATTTCATTTTCTTCTGAACTCATATTTTTTCCATCTGGATTAAATATTCTCTTGAATAGTTTTTTCATAATTAATGAAGTTCTCCAACTCTTCCCTTGTTTGTGCCCCCGTTACACGATCAAGTTCTTTGCCGTCTTCTAATAAAATAAATGTAGGAATTGATTTAACTTGAAATTGTTTAGCCAAAAGTTGTTCATAATCAACATCTATAATTTGAAACTGAAATCCTTCTTTTTTTAATTCCTCAACTACTGGTCTTGTTTTTTTACAAGGGTTGCACCAGTCTGCCGTAAAGTAAAAAACGTTTTTCATTTGCCAGACTTTGATCTAGCCTTTTTAAGAACTTCAAAATCTTTAATCTTAGTTTCACCAAGATATCCCCAAGCATATCCATCGTTAATCATCTTATTATTAATTGATTCAGACTCTCCGTTAATATATATCCAGCCGAGAATGCGTCCATATTTTTCAGATGAGTTCATTTTTTCTGTACGAATAACCACAGACTTTGCATCTTTAAGTTGTTTTTTTAAATATTCTTTAGATTCAAGACCAAGAGCCTTTTCAATCTTATCTGTTGTACGTGATTCTGGTGTATCAATACCTGCTAAGCGAACACGGGATGAAAATAAAATATCAAACCCTAAATCAATAATTACGTCAATGGTGTCTCCATCAACAACATTTTTTACTTCTTTTACAAAATACTCATACATTATTTGTTAACCCCCTATTTATTCTTTAACTAACTTTTCACGCTCATCAATAACTGTGAGCATAAAAGACATCATTTTTGCATACCCATCTTTAGTATCCATAATTTTATTATAATGATGACCACAAAACATTAGGTCTCCAGTTAATCCAGTTACTTTGACAAGGGCTTCTGCTGCACATGAATCACAGCGATCTTTTGCACTTAAAAGCCATTCTTTGGGTTTTACACTTGGATGATCTTTAATTGCACTATTCATAGTATTATTATACATCTACTTTCTGTTGTCGGTTGAATAAAATCCGCTACCGTTAAAAATTGCAGCGGGTGTACTCCACACTCTTTGCATAGATTCATTACAGCATACTGGATACTTATCATCACCAATTGATTTTTCAAATTCAATCTGTGAAGAACAAATTGAGCATTTGTAATCATACCTAGGCATAATTATTTTCTTTTTTAGTAAATATAAAATTTTTATATTTTATATTTTCATCATAATATCTTTGTTCATCAACATACATCATCTTTGATTCTTGAAAAGATATATCCATAAATCTAAATTTTGAAATAGCGCAGGCCATTCTAACATTTTTTGTTATATCTTCTTCTTTATCTAAAATAAATCCATTATTTAAAAAAGTATTTTTTAAATTATCTTCTTGTTGTTTATTTATTGGCATAGATATTAAAATTTTTCCATTATTTTTTAAAACTCTAAAAATTTCTTCTACAAATTTTAAAATTGGATCATAATACAATACAGATTCAACACAGGTAACAATATCAACAGTATTATTATTAATTGGTAAATTTGTTGCCGAAGCAACATAAAAATTTATAGATTTTGAATGTTTTTTTGCTATATTTATATTTATATTTGTTAAATCAATTCCTATACAGTTATCAAAATTATAAAAATCTTTATAAAATGAAACTCCCCCACCTTTTCCACATCCGACATCAATTAAAACATCTATGTTGTTGTTATTTTTTATTTCTGCAAAATCTAATAACCTTTTATATAAATTAACTTGATATTTAAAATTTTTATATTTTTTATTTAATATAAAATTTTTTGTTTCTATTGAATCAAATGGATAGTCATTGTCGTCTATCTCTGCATAACCATCATTCATAAAAATTAAAGAATCTGGATTTAAATAGTTAGGATTTAACCTTTTTTCTTTTATTTTATTATTATAAAATTCAGTATATTTATTTATAATTATTTTTTCATTATCCGTAAAAATAATACTATCTTGATTAGTTTTTATAATTTTATTTGTTAAACTTTTCATAATAATAAAGTTTCTCCATTCCTAGATTACTAGTATATCAGTTTTGAGGCAGTTTTACAACATGCCCAGGTTGTTATTTTTTATTTTATTTTAATTACTTTAGGTTTTTTGTCTTCAGGAATGACACGAACAACATTAATTGTTAGTAATCCATCTTTTAGTTCAGCACTAGATACTTCCATATATTCACCCAAAGCAAAAGATCGTACAAATTTACGACCAGCAATTCCTTTGTGAACAACTTCGGCATCTGTAACCTCTACAATTTCACCTTTAATTATCAAGGTTCCATTGTCTACTGATACATCAATATCTTCTTTTGTAAATCCCGCAATAGCAAGAGATAGCCTATATGTATCTTCATCTAATTTAAGAAGATCATACGGAGGATACGATTGTGAATTTATTTTATGTGCTGTATTTAAACGGCTTAACTCTCTGTTAAAGCCAATAAAAAAAGGATCATTGAATAGATCCATTGCAAACTGTGTTACCATTTTATTCCCCTTTCAAGCGAATAA